AAAATAAACATAATCATCATCATAATTATAATAAATTTGGTAATCATAAATATCAGCTATGGTTCTTAACCTTTCCCAGATATCCGTCTTTCTACAAACAAACTTTTCAATTAATAATACTGCTCCAGTACTTACAACAGTAGCACCAGAATTAGTACTTAGTCCACCATATTCTGTAATTAATGTATCAGCAATAGCACTTCCAACTCCTGCTTCTGCATCAATGTCTTTATCAAAAGAAGTATTAATATCAGTCTTAACTAAAGTAATTAATTCATCCTTAGCCATAACTGCTATCGTTGCACCACTTTTATTTATAGTATCAACCTTACCAGTGAATACATTATTCTCTTGTCCAGTTGTTTCTCCTCGTTTGACAACCACAGAATGTCCATTAGTTATTGCAACATCACCCAAAACAGAACGTGAAAACTCTAATATCATATCTGGTATCTCATTTCCATAAGTGTCCATAAAAGACCACTTTAAAACCCTACTTGTCACATCAACAGAATTTATCGTGACGTAAGTCTTTATTCTTGCCACTATACTCCCTCAATCATCTTCAATGTATAATTTGCTTTATTACCTGGAATTTCCCAACTCACATCGACTGATGCTATCTTAACACTTAATGTCCCTGTTTGGTCACTTATAAAATCAATACTTGCATCTTGGTCGCCATCTATTAAAGCTATTAAAATATCTATATCAGATTTAACTGCTGCAGTTTCACCAGCATAAACACCATTAAGTGTAATTACTTTTGTAACACCTAACATATCAAATGTTTCAGTAGCATCACTATCAGAACCTGGAAGTGGTAATGGAATTATGTTTGCATCTTTTGTAAAAGAGATGGCACTAACACCATCAAGTTCTACTGCATTAATAGTTGGAACTGCCATTTTATATACCTACCCCATAACTACTTCTACCTTGTAGTTCACGTTTCATTGTATTTGCTATTTGTGAAGATATTTTATTAATTAAAGAACTATCAATTGAACTTGCATCTAATGCACTTATATTAATAGTTATATTTGAAGAACCGCCACCACCAGCTCTACCACCAAATGGACTATTGCCTTTGAAAGCAACAATGTTATCTTCGGGGTTTAAATCTAAAACATCCCCTCTTTTTGTAACAATAACATCATTCTTTGATTTTCTTTTTTCTCTCCCTTTTTTGAAAAAACTTCCAATAGAAGAAAAGGCACTACTTATTTTATCTATCATTGAGGTCACCCAGTTTGGAACACTAATTAAAAAGAAATCTTTTAATTTGTTAAATCCCGTATTTATCCATTGTGGTAATGTTTCTGTGAATAAAGTTTTAATTTTATCCCAAGCTTTAATTATCGCTTCAGGTAATGTAACTGTTAAGAATGTGGTCATTATAGCCATAAAAGTTTCCCAAGCTTTAGGTAATGTTTCCACAAAGAACTTTAATATTGAATCCCACATTTTACCAGCAACTTCTGGTAATGTATCTCTAAAAAATATAATTATACTTTCAAATGCATACCCTGCTGCAAATGGTAAATCTTCTAAAAAGAATTTAACAACTCTTTCTTTCATAACATCTAAAGCTGCAGGTACAGTTTCAGTAAAGAACTCGGGAATTGTAACTATAAAAAAATCAACCATTGTTTGAAATATTGCTGCCCAATCAACCTCTTTAAAGAACTCAACTATTGCCACTGTCCATTCTTCTAATTTTGCACCAACATTAATACCTAAGAATCCGCCAAGTAAACCACCAGCTATTGCACCAAGCCCACCACCTATTCCAGCACCAACTGCTGTTCCTGCACCTGGCACTATTGCAGTTCCTATTGCACCACCTAACTTTGCACCACCAATTCCACCTGCTACCGCACCACCAACTAAACCTACTCCCCCGCCTATCTTTCCACCAGTTGTTTTTAATTTAGCACTTTGGTCTTTATAGAAAGGAATTGCAAATCTTAACATTTTAATAGCTAAAGGTTTTAACCATAAAGCCATAACATCTCCAATTGGTCTTAATAACATTGACATAGAACGATTAAATATTGTCATAGTTTGTTGTAATCGAGGACTTGAATCAACAACTTTTCTCATAAATTGTTTGATTATAACTAAACTTGCAGCTATTCCTGCAATACCTGCAGCAATTTTACCACCACCAACTGCACCTGTGAGTCCCCCAGCACCACCACCATTTGCAGAGCCAGAAAGACCACCTCCTCCGCCAGTGTCTAATACTAATTTTGCTTTAATTGTAGGTTCAACCATTTTATTATCTCATATTCATTTCATTACATTTACTATCTATTTCGTTAATTGTTTGGTCGATTAATAAAAGACCATTGACTTCTTCTATACTCATATCATCATAGTTTTCTGAAGTTTTAAATGCCTTCATAAACGAGTATTTTTCCAATAATACATTTGTTCTTACGTCTGCTTGGTTTCTGTCGATTCCAACGACCCAATGTTTTCCTTCTCTAATTGGTCTGATGATTCTTTTAACTTTTTTTTTAATTCTTCGTCTGGTCCAATCAGTTTTTCTAACACATCAATCAGTTGGTCGTATTCAACAATAGATAACATATCTAACGCACCCTTAATTGGTTTTATTCCCCACGGATGTGCTGCAACACACATTGGTAACAATTCAACCATCATTAAAGATTTCTTAAATCCACTATCTGTTTCTGCACTAATTAATGCTTTATTTCTAATTCCAGCTGTTGGTTTTCTTATTACAACTTCTCCATCTTTTAATTTAACTTTTAATTCTTCCATCTTGGTTATCTCCTTCACTTCTTGTGAATATGAAAATAAAAAAATAAAAATTTATGCTATTGCATACCATCTAATTGGAACATTTACTGCTCCGTCAGTTAATCCTGCGTGACCATATCCAGATACAGTAACTTCAATTACTCCTCCGTCAAGTGCTACTGGTTGTGACCAACTTTCAAAGTAACAGTTTTCTAAATCAATATTAACCACCCTGTCTGTTGATGCTGCCCCTTCAGTAATGTCAAGACTAACTGCTTTACTTGTAATTGTTGCCAATGTTGCAGGTAATCCAGTTGCTCCCCAGAAGAAATCTTGTAATTCAGTTCCACTAAGTACACCTGCAGTTGTATCATCTTTCATTTTAAAAGTTATAGTAAAATCATATCTCCTCAATCCAGTAACTGGTTGTTGAATTCTTCTATCACCTAAGTTACGATAAGTTTGAATGTTGTTAGCAATAGTTAATGAAAAACTCGTACAATCAAAAGTATCAGATGCACCAATAACTACTCCACCTTGTTGAAATGTAAATACTTCTGTTGTTGGTGTTGTATAAGTTAATATGGAATTTGTTGATGCGACAGTTTGTGCAATAAAATCACAGGTTGCTTTCAATGTTTCTCCCTGTGTTGCTGTAATAGTTAAACTATTAATTACTGCTCCCAATGCAGTTACTTCGTGGTCAGTTGTATCACCTTCACTTCCAAACTCTAAAGCAATAGTTGGAATGTTTGTTGCATCGTACCCAATATTATCAGCTTCATTTAATTGATATGGGTCTGCAATAACTCCAGTCCCTGCTAAAACACCTACTGCATATTGCATAAATGTAAAATCATCTACTTCCCAATCCATACTACCACTAACATCAAACGGACCAGTAAAACTACCAGTGACATTACGTCCTTCACCCATACCTTGAGTTTTAAACATATTGTTAGACATATTAATATTAAAACTTGTCACTCTACCTACTCTATTACCTGCTGCTGGAGTTGCTCCTGCACCAAAACTTGTTTCTTCTCCATATAATACATACGAATCAAAACCTTTGTAAAATTCAATTGTTGCCATTTGTCATTTCCTCCTTGATTTCCTTCTTCTTAACTACTTTTTTCTTAACTTCTTTCTTTTTTGGATTTCTAAGTTCATAGTTTTCTTTAATTATCATTTCAGCTTGTTCTTCTTCTACGAGAACCATACTTCTTCCTTTCGGTTTTACCCATTTTTTCATTTTGTCTTACCTCGATATATTCTAATAACATTTCTGTTATTTCATCCATTTAAATTCCTTCTCCTGCATTAAATGCTCTAACTTGATACTCTAACATTTGTCTAAATATTCCTAAATCTTCATCAAAAGGTATTGGATTGTTTGAAACTTTAAGTGGATATATTAATCCGTTAAATGTTGTGTTTGTTCTCCAACTATTTTTCATTGCTTTAACTATTTCTCTTGCTAAATATTGACAAGCTTTCTTCCCCTCGACAACATTAATGCTCGTTGAAGTTATTGCTTGGGTATCATAACTAACCAAATCAGCAGCCGCAAAGTTAAGATTACCAGTAGAGTAACTCCATTCAACTGTTCCTGCACTCGGAGAAGTAAAAGCACTATCTGTTGCAACTTGTGTTATAACTCCAAATTCGCTTCCGTCGTGTTTAATGTTACCAATGGTATTTGGAATATAATCGTAAGCCATTCTGTTGGTGTTATCACCATCAGTACCTAAAGTACCCAATGCTTCATCTGTTGTAGTTACTGCATAAGTTTGACCTTTCTTACATATAATATCTATTTGAAAATTAATTGTTTCCCATTGTGTATCGTCAAAGATTCCCATTGGAGAAGAACTTTCACTAATAATTGTTACACCTATTCGTGGGAAAGAAGAATCACCTAAATCACTAACTCTCGGAAAGTCTGGATATATCCATTGTCCACCTGCTGCAAGTCTTGTAGCATTAATATCTGTGATAGTGTTTTTTAAGAAGTTCACAATAATTCTATCTGGTTCCTGCTTGGCTTGTGTCATTGTAAGTGTGATTGTTCTTCTTGAACATTATTTGAAATGAGTTGAAGTATTTAAATAATATTTATTTTGATGCTCCTCTAAACGCATTGTTGATGATTTTCGTCATAATTTTATCATTGTATAAAACTTTTCTAAATGGTGCAAAAGGTTGCATACCAAAATCTCTAATATGTTTTGCTAAATTAAATTTAGCTCCCTTTGTTGTGAACCCGTGTCTATCAGCCCACTTTTCTAATCCCTCTACCAATTTCGGACCTCCAGCTGAACCAAAAGTTTTCTTATCATAAGGCATCTTTCTATTTGGGTTTGGTGGTTTACTTTCACCAAATGGGTCACTAACACCTTTTCTTCTTCCAGCAGTACCAAACTCAATAAAGTGTGCATAATTAGAACTGGATGTTATAACCAACTCTCCACCTTGCACTGCAGTATGTATGCTACCTTTAAAACCAGCAGCTCCTGTGTCAACTATTCTCATTGACATTATTTGTTTAACTATTTCTGCCTTAACTCCTATACCTATGTCGTGTAAGATTTGGTCTTTAATCTCGTCCCAATTAGTGATGTCATAACTCTGTCCTTCGTGAGTTATTATCATTGACTTTCGTCACTGCTTTCAATCAATCTCTTACACCTATAAGAGAAATGAACAACAGCTCCTCCTAATTCAGGTGATTCTATTTGACTAAATATTTCCCACTTAGAATTTGAACCACTATCAGAAATTATATCTTCCGCTTTAGGTAATGTACTTAATCCACTATCGGTTGGATGGATATAAAGAACAGCATCTCCAATCTCTACCATTCCAGTAGAAACAAACCTTTCATCTAAGTCTGGACCAAATTGTAAATCACCAGTGAATGTTGTACTCGCTTCACTTCTTCCAGTTAATTGTCCGAAAGCATCCACTGTCTCAGTAACAACAACCAAAGCAAGAGTAGTACGACCAAAAATATTTGTAATAACATCTTTAAGTTTATCTCTGTTAATTTTTGCGTGTCCAGAGATACGAGTTTTAACCATCTTAAATCACCGCTATGTCTGCTCTCTTACCTATCATTGCATAGATTTCTTCAATCCTTTTCTTAAACTGTGTTATAACTTCTCTAATATTCACATATACTTCACCTATGGTGACACTTTTAGAACCTAATGAATAACTTGTTGCATCATCATAAGAGCCACCAGAGAGGTTAATATATGCCTTTACAGAAGCAGTCATTATTGCTAATTCAGTAATATAATTTGGAGTTGTTAATGTTCCATAAGAATAATCTACTCGAACATTTCTTGTTCCTGTTGGTAATTCTACACCAACAAAAGATAGATTGTTGTTCCTCTCAATAAGATTTCTCATTTCTACAACTTCGCTTATCCCATCTCTGATAGTAAATGTTGAAACTATTGGGTCAACACTATAATCGTCTGTTAAAGTTCCACGAATGTAATAAAGTGATTCTGAAGAATTTACAGTTGTTTTGTCCCAACCATAAGGATAAGTCCAATTGAATCTACCACTTGCTGTGAAGATACTTGCACCAGTATTAACATCTGTTTCAGTTATGTCTGCCCAAGTTGTGCCATTCCAATATTCCCAATCAATAGCAGTTGTACCATTGTCAACACCTAACGTGCTTAATACAACGTCTAATCCTAAAAACTTTTGACTTGAACCGATGTAAACAATATCACTTGTACCTGGACTCGCATCAAAAAGATTTACAGGACTTTCAGTTGTAGAGTTCACGTTATCTGTGTAATCTGTATATGCTGCAGTTCCATCGTCATAGTTGAAAAACGATGTTATGGTTAATGGACTTGTTAAAAAGTAAACTGAATTAACTGCTGTAACTGGACTATTCTTTAATTTAATACTATTAGGTTTTTCAATATCAGCAACGTAAGGTCTATTAGTTGTTGGGTAAGCTAATGTAGGATTCCCATCAAAGTAATCTGTTGCACTTGTTGGTGTGTCCCACTTTCTACCAGTCATAATTTCAATCTCTGCATCTGCTGCTGCTAATAAATCAGTAACAACAGAGTTGCTAAAGTTATCAAGATAAGTGTAAATAGCGAATAGAACATTTGTTCCAACTGCAGTTACTCCTGGTCCAGTTAATACGATTCTACCACTTTCTGCATCTAATGTGTAATGAGTAGTTTCTGTTAATGCTGTCATTGAATTTGAAGCGGATGCTGCATAACTTAAAGTATAACTTGAAGCAATAACATTATCATTATCTAAATCAAAGTCAGTTTCTGCATTGTCTCCAGTACCAACATTCTCGTCAATAACTCTAATTCCTAATCCACTTCTTTGAGCAAATTGTAAATTTGTTGCATATGCCATTTTAAAATATCCTCGCTGTTAATAATAATCCTGCAATAGCAACCCCAAGACTTAATGCTGAAGATGCTATCCATCTGTTAAGTTTTACTTTCCCGTTAGTTTCAATAACGTGCTTCTCGATACTTATGAGTTTCTTATATATGTCATCATTCGTTATCTTCTTGAAACATTGGGATTTTGCCATTTTATTCAATGTAAGGTATAAACCTGAAGTTTCTTACCGCATCCCCCGTGTCAATATCTAAAACAGTATATGCTGAGGTGGTGTATGTTAAATCTACGCCAGTTGGGTTGTTACCTGATTCTTCAACAATCTCAGTCCAAGTTAGTTTTCCATCTAATGAAAAATAACTAGTGAACACACCCGCAGCAGTTTTTGTGATTTTTATACTTACCCAACTGTCTTCTGCAACATAATCAATCGCTGAAGTGAATAAGGTTGTTGCACCTGCATTAATCCTATGTAAAACTAATCTTTCTGTACTTCCAATAGTAAACATATATCCTTGTTGTGTTCCTGTATAATCATTTTTAGTACTGGCCATAAAATATACTCTTGATTCTGTGGTTGCTGAATGAAACAAATCAAATTCCCACGTTCCTTTATATTGGTTATTGGTCATAGCTAATCTACCGCTTCCAATACAATCTATTTGTTTATTTGCACCTGTACTATCACTAACTTGCCAAGTTCCACTAACCACTTCCCAACCAGTATTTTGTAAATGTCCAGAAGTGAAATTGTCAAGAGTTACATTCCAACCTGCCCCGTCTGCAATATAAACATCATCAGCATTTGGAATTTCTTGAATTTTAATATCGTCCCAAGCAGTATAACCACTTGTTTGACCTGAATGATATAATAAGAAATCTAATGCAGCATTACTCCAATACTTAGTAAAATCAAAATATTGCCAATCTGTTGAAGTTGTTCCTTCCCATAACACACCACCAAAATCGTTAATTTGTGGTGTCCAAGTTCCATCACTTTTCGCATAACCAGTAATTCTATAAAGTTTATTAAGCTCAACTTGGTTGTTAACTCTTGCACCTGGAGAAGCAACACCATTATATGTAACTTTTAAATAATTGCTCCCAGAATAAGGTGTGTCTGTTTCTTTAGATAAAGTTGCACTATTATGTGAAGTGAAAGCACTCGTATCTCCAGCTTCCATATCTCCATCAGTCATCAAGTTTCTTGCTGGATTACTTAACCTTCTAATGTCTGGTTTATCATAATGTGCTTCTTGTTTAATTTCTTCATACAATTGTGCCATCTCAGCATTAGTCAAAGCGACATCAAAAATTATAGCTTGTGAAGAATCTGACAATCCTGAATTTGTTGCTTCTTGAACAAACTCTAAATCATAATCATAAAGTGGGATAACTGCTTCAGTAAAATCTACTGCTGTGTTAGCTAAGCCATCATTGAATACATTTACAGTCTGTGCTGCACCATCAAATACTCCACCCAAAACAATAGGTTTACCAACCACCACTGTTGAAGCTGGTGTACTTGCAATCTTAAATGTAGCACCACTTGTACTCACCAAAAACCTTGCCACTCCAGTGTTTTGGTAATCTACCAGGAAACTTCCAGCAGTTGAACCTGAACCTGTGAATTTCTTGACTGTTCTATTGGTTGCGTTAAACCGGTTTGGAGTAAAGGCAATAATTATTGTCATATTAGCAATTGTACCAGAAGTACCAATTACTTTACCCAATGTTAAACCATCACCATTAGCAACTGTTCTAAGAGTTCTACCTTTTTTATTTGCGAAATAAGGAGAACCAGTAATTGTAGGATTCCATCCATTACCTGACTGGTCAGATAAACTTCCT